GTCTTTCACCCAGTTGCCTTCGATGTGGGAAGCGTACTCAGCACCTGCTGCGGTTACAACCGTCTGCGCCGTCTCGTCCCAGTCTACATAGGGCGTGAGCGTGAAGTCCTGTTCCCCTCTGACCACAGCCCAGGTGCGCCGGATGCGCCGCTGTTCCCGCAGAACGCCGAATGGCATCCAAGCCGTGCGAGCATACCAAGCGATGTCAAGTTCGCCCTGCGCGTCTTCGTCGCCATCGTCGTCTACGTCCATGTAGTCGCCGGTCTCAGGTGCGTACTCATACAGAAACGGTCCTCGAAGTCCGCCACTAGGCCCGCCCTCTGCTCCGCTCGGCGCGGAGAAGAACAGACGGTCCTCCCCCTCAACACGAGCAATATTCATGCCTAGTATCGGCAAGTCTGTGTACCAGAAACTTGCCTTACCTGGCTCATAACAGAGCGTGACTTCAGGTTCCTCCGTCTCACCCACACACGGCATCGACATGAAGATGAAGTCGCCCCAGCTCTTGACTTGGCAGTGAATCTTCAGTCCGTCTTCGTAATTCTGGTCACCCATCGCCGTTATACGATTGCCGATATAGCGCCGTACCTTGCCCGTCCCTCTGACTTCTTCAACACTGGTACCGTCTGTGACATATAGGCCCTTGTAGGATAGGAAATACACCAGGCCATCGCGCTCGCAGAGCGCGTGTGGCCCTACGCAACCTACATCGCCTAATGGTCGCTTAGTCCACGTAGTCTCATCAAGTCCTGAAAGGACGAAACATCTACGACGCTTGAACACAAGCAAGTAGTTGCCGAGACTCCACAGTGCTCGAATGGCATCTCCGTCGCCATCGTTGAACGGTATCCAGCCTCCACCCTCACCAGTCATCGTTGCTGAGGGAGCCCACTTGTGCGGATTGAACACAAGGTCTGCAACCGTTGCATCCTTCTCTGGCTTAAGAGGAGCCGAATACATGAGACGGGAGTGCTGGTCCTGCTCGTCATATCGTAGCCACAGACGTTCACCATGGAAAACGCCGATGGAGGTCTTAGCCGCGACGGGCAGGTAGTTCCAGTCATTAGTCACTTCGTCGTCCTCGTCGAGCGGCGAGTCGAGCGTAATCTTCTGCCAGTAGTCCTTCCAGTCGGTGCCGTCCCCCGGCGCATTGTCGGCTGCCGCAGCGGTGTGCCTCGCCGTACAGCGGAAGCTGCGGGGGTAGCGCCCCGTGTCCCCGGCGTTGTCCCACTCGTCCCAGCGACTAACCTTGTCGCCTACGTCGTACTCCTGGTCATCGTCGTCGGTCCACTTGTCAAACCGGATGTCGCGGGTAGTCTGGTAGTAGTCGGACTTGTGGCTCTCCCCCGCCTTGTACTTGACAACGGTGTTCATCTTGAAGGCGAAGTCGGACGGGTACTCGTCGTCGTCGGTACCAGAACCATACTCCACGTCGCTGTAGTCGTCCTGCAATATCTTGAAGTTCGGCGTGGCGGCGTCATCCGTCCACGTCATAGTCTTGCCATCGTAGGAGTACATCATCTCCCCACGGGTGCCCCCGTAGTAGACCCCGCAGATGGTGGCACCCCAGTGTTCGGCGGTGCCATTATTCCACGCCCTGCTAGCCGTGTCGATGCGCGAGGCCGTAGTCTCATTCACATCATAGAGCCATATCTGGATGTTGTCGGCCGAGTCATCTGTGCCATCTGAGAAGACTAGGATGAAGTTCTTGTACTCCGTGGCTGAGTCGATATAGTTGTATTGGTGGATGAACTTGAGTTGGTAACCATCATCCGCAGAAGGAAGTGTACTGCCCGTCCAGTCAACCCGCGTAAATCCCTTACGTGTCTGAAGTGCGCCTGACAAATCAGGCAAGAGATTCAATACGTCGAGAAGACTCTGCGGGGATACACTCGACGGCTCAATGTCGGGTACCCAGCCTTCAGAGAAGTCACTCATCTCGACCAGGTTAGGTTGTATTAGTACAGGTGCCATGCTACTCCCTACTTGGTGTACCAGCCCTCACCCCAAAGTTGGGAGAGGTCTTGAAAATAGTGTTCGTAGTCGTATTTAATGGTCTCTTGGTCGTACTGCAAACCCTTAGCGCGACAGTCGGCGGGGTCGAGGTCCCCGGCGATGCGGGCCGCGTGGATGAACTCCGCGAGGTTATGACACCGGAAGCCGGAAACGCCATGCTCGACGGTCTCGGGAAATGCGCCCCAGTCGGTCGTAATGCTTGGCGTCCCGCACAACTGAGCCTCCGGTACTACGAGCCCGAACGGCTCACAGTAGAGAGTCGGGGCGAAGCTGGCCCTGGCGTGGGACAGTATCTCCGCCCGCTCCTCCGGGCCTACCAAGCCTCTATAGTCGATGTGGTCGCCGGTCGGGAGCGCGGCTCCCTGACCCGCGACGACGAGCCGGACACCGAGTTCTTTAGCAACGAGGTCTGCGATGCCTACACCCTTGTCGGGGTTGAGCCGTCCGATGAAGCAGAAGTAGTCGTCCTTGTCCTCCACGTAGGGGAAGTTCTCTACCTCGTAGTAGTGCGGAATCACTCGGTCGTAGAACCGGCCCTGGAATCCGGAGTCCTGGCCGTACCAACGGCCGTAGACCATGTGCTGCCACGTGTGGCTTGGAAAGACCTGGTGCGTCCGCTCGTGTGCCGTGCCCATGTACCCAACCCACGGCTCCACGGTAATCTGCGGGAACGCCTCGGCGATGGTGCGCTGGCACCAGCCGGACGCGAGGCAGATGAAGTCCCGCTGCTCGACCCGCGCCCGCAGCCCCTCGATGACCCGCTGGTGGAAGAGTTGCCAGTACGGCAGGTTCTCCTCGTACCGGACCCGCAGGATGTTCTCCGGGCCGGTGACGCCGATGAGGTCTGCCTGCTCCTTCTTCGTGATGCACGTCACCAGCTCGTCGCACGCGGCGTCGTTGTCCTCGCTCGCGTAGAGGACGACCCGGTGGCCGAGGGAGGTCATCATGTCACAGAACTTCCGCAGCAGGTCGGTGAAGGCGCAGTTCGAGTACGCCCTAATGGACTGCGTATGGGGGAGCGACACGACATGGAAGGTGAACATGGGCCTCCTTACGCTACCGACGAGGTGTTGATGAGAGAGGTAAAACCGGCAGCAGGTGGTGCGTGTACGACGACGAGTTTGGGGTCCTTGGTCGTGCCGTCTTGGTCGGTTGAGTAAGCACAGACGTACTCGCTGCCGGTTGGAGTGTTGCCCGCAACATGCCGACTGGAGTCGAGGAGCATCTCCGTGTAGCCGGTCTTGTTGATGGCATCGAGGAAGGCGGCTTCCGAGACGAGGGCCGTGTAGGCGTCGGTGGGCCATCCGCCGGAAGTGGCGTAGGTCGCCAGGAGTGTCTTGCCCGACAGACTCGCCCCGGCTACCCAGTCGGCGGTCGTGAGGCCATTGGCTGACCAAGTGTGGGTGCGAGCCTCTAGCGTGAAGTCGGTAGTGGATTGGTCGTTGTTACCGTACAACGACAGTGTTGCCGTCTCTATCGTGTCGGTGTCGGGGATGGGGGTGCCGGTATCGAAGTAGATGTCACCCTCGAGGCAGGCGTATTTGGCTGCCAGGTCTTGCCCGATGATGAGGACTACGCTCCCATTTTGGCTGGTCAGAGTGCCGCCGCTACGCGCCGTGGCGTAGGTGGCGTTCTCCGACTGGATGTACCCGTCCGCCACATCCGCGTAGACAGTCGTAGTGGTGCTCAACCGCCCCACCCCTTCTGGCGGGCGACGAGCAGGACCGTCTCCTCGACCATCTGCTTCGCGGCAGCGACTTCGTCGCGCTGGACGGTGCGCTCGACGACGGGCAGACCGTCCTCGTCGGTCCCTACCTGCCTCGTGCCCGTCACGACGGACGTCGGCGGGTTGATGAAGCGGTAGGAGTCGGTCGTCGGGAGCGGACCGCTCGCGTCACGTGCGGTGACAACGACCTCGATTCCCCTGGGAACCAACTTGAACCCGGACAGCGTGAAGGTGACCCCGGCCGTTGTCCACGACCAGGACTTGCCGCCCACGAAGAAGCGGGCGACTTTGGCCGCTATGGCAGACGCGCGTTCGTCAGGTGTCATCTACACTCCCCTAGGGTCGGGTTAGGTCTACTTGGATGTTGACCTTGGTCACGGCGCCGGACGACGAGACCAGTTCGACTTCGATGTCGTCGCCAGCCGAGATGGCCGTGTTCGCGTCGGCGGCATGGGAACTCCATTCGTTCGCGGTGCTGTTCGTGAGGTCGGCGTGGAAGGCGTTTGCCTGGTTCGACCGGGCACTGAAGACGATGTTCGTCCCGGCGTCGAAGTGGGAGCGGAGGTTGGTCACGGTGCAGGCGAACGGCGCGACCCAGACCATGCGGAAGCCGTTTGCAGGCGGCGCGCCTTCGAGCAGGGCGCCGACGGAGAAGCCTCCAGCACCACCGCACGGACCTATGGCTCCGCAGGGTCCCACCGCACCACAGGACCCCACGCCTCCGCAGAAGCCCGTGCCACCGCAGAATCCCGTTGCTCCACACGGACCTGCATCGCCAACAGCTCCGCAGAATCCAGTTCCACCACAGAAGCCGGTAGCACCGCAGAACCCGAGGCCACCACAGAAGCCCTTGTTCCCGCATGGTCCTGCGTCCCCGCAAGGCCCTACCGGGCCGCAAGGACCTTCAACCCCACACGGACCTTCGGCTCCACAAGGTCCTTCCTCGCCCGCAGGGCCGCAGGGACCTTCCGCACCACAGGGGCCTTCAGCCCCACATGGTCCTTCCTCACCTACAGGGCCACAGGGGCCTTCCGCGCCACAGGGACCTTCTACCGAACCACACGGGCCTTCGGCCCCACAGTACCCCAGGGCTCCGCAATACCCCTTGTTTCCACAAGGGCCACCATCGCCTACGGCTCCACAGGGACCCTCTGTTCCACAGGGACCCTCAGAGCCACAGAAACCCTCCGACCCACAAGGCCCGGCATCTCCACACGGGCCTGTGCCGCCAGAGCCTCCTGAGCCACCACAAGGCCCACAGGGGCCTACAGGGCCGCAAGGCCCTACTCCGCCGCAGAATCCAGTCCCCCCGCACGGCCCTTCGGCCCCGCAGGGGCCGGTGGCTCCCTTGGCTCCACAGGGTCCCAGGGTTCCACACGGGCCTACCGGACCACAGGGGCCATTATCCCCCTGTGCTCCGCAAGGTCCCAGCGCGCCACAAGGACCAGGGAGAGCGGCGTCGGGGAGGTCACTCCAGTTGTCTACGCCGTTACCGACGCGGAAGGTACTGTTGGTGAGGTCAACCGCCAGTTCACCCTCAGCCAACACAGGGTCATTTAGCACCCAATTTGCATAGGTGTCTCGCCTGAGTTGTATCTGAACGGGCACGTTACGCTCCTTCGTCGGCGTCTATCGGGTCCACGCCGCCGTAGTTCGAGTCGGACTCCCCACCATCGAGGTCAGCGAAAGCGGGTCCGGCACTACCACACGCTCCTGATGCACCACAAGGTCCTGCCGGGCCACTCGCTCCACAAGGCCCCAGTGCGCCACAGGGGCCATAGTCGCCAGTGCGGGAGAAACTAATGTACACCGAGCAATCCTCCGCGAAGGGCAGTGTTCCACTGCCTACTACGAAGGTTACTGGGATGAGGTAATAGTCGTCGCCGTCCTCTACACGAGTAACTGTTCCGGTTACGGCATAGATGATGTAACTGCGGGGGTAGAGGAGGTCTTCAATGAGGAGGTAACCTTTGTTCGGACTGGTACTGTCGTCGAAGGTCTCAACCCAGGCACCTACCTCGACAGCGTTCTCGTCACCTGCTGCAAGGTACAGAGTCGTAATGGTGTCGTAGGTGTCGGTGGTGTTGATGCCGACCCAGCCGTACCAGTCAGCACTCAACTCGTCCCAGTTGTTCACCCACCACTCTGCAACAGAGTTACCGCCGAAACCTCCAACCTCGCCTTGCGGTCCACACGGACCGTCACTCCCGCACGGGCCAGGCTCGCCCTGTGCCCCACACGCCCCACTCCCGCCTGACTCTCCCACAGCGCCACACGGCCCTGTAAGGCCAGTGGCGCCAGCAATCCCGGCGCCTGCCTTCTCGATGGCCTCGGCTTGCTCGTTGACTGCGCGAGACAGGCCACGCATCTGCCCCGAGATGTGGTCGAAGTTACCCTGAACTCCCTGGATGATGGTGTCTAGGGCACGGCGAATAGGACTGCCCGGTTTCACGTCTACACATCCTTAGTCATGCCCCGGTGAAGGTGGTAGGGCATTTCCTTGAAGCGCCAACGGTTGAGTGTTACTGGGGTTTCGGAAACACCGGCAGTAAGGGTTGTTAGTTGAAACGGTGAGGCAACATACCCAACCTTGTCTATGCTCGTAAGAATCATAGACAGTGCGCCTTTGGTGTTGCCCTTTTCATTGAGGCAGTCGTAGTAGTAAACGCGGTCTACGCCTGTCCAGAGGTCAAGGTACCCACGGTCTGCCCAGTCAGGACCTGTGAACGCGCTTATGGGTTCTCCTGTGGGACTTGCTGTAACCCCTAGTACAACACCACAGATACCCTCCGCGACAGCAAACGCAGGTGTGTAGGGTCCCGCAGAGACCGGACTAGGACTCATTCCACCACTAGAAGAAAGCGGCCACCGACTCTCGCTGTTTAGTCCTCCGTGCCCGTTGCGGCGGTAACGAGCAATACACGCCCACATCCAGTAAGCGTTATGTCCACCCTTGAGGTAAGAAACGGTCGTAACCGTTGTCCCGCCCTCAGTTCCGTTTGCCCGACGTGCGTATAGCTGTACTGACTGAAGTGCGTAGCTAGTGCCCCTAATCCTATACCAACCGGCGGGGGGTGTATCCTCCCCGCCGTAGTAGTTTCCACCCGTTACCAGCAATAGCCAGTCACTCTCGTTGACAACAGCCGGGTAGTCTACAACATATTCCCAAGTATCATCTGCCACAAAAGCACATGCAGTCCAAGTAAGGTCTTCAAACTCCATCACAACCATTTATGGTCCCAACGTCTCTGGTATTCGGCTCAACCAGAAATCAACCTCAGGCTCGTGCATCGCCCGCGTGGGCTCTTCGCCGCCCATAATGAGCGGCGTGTCATCCGGCTCATTCTGCCAGTCAGCACGCGCCTGCTCAACGATAGCCATGTAAAGTTGCGACTGTTCACTTGCCTTAGACCCGCCGTTCAGTTCCTTCAACCAGGCAAGCATCCCTGCGTAGTGAACTATGGCGTCGTGGTACTCGACGGGCAGGTCTAGTACATCGGCATCCGCAGTCATGTCTAGCGGCATTCGGTAATACTGACCGGACACGTCCATCTCAGATGTGGGCGTCGGGACGAACCGCGCGACGTAGACAACCTCGCTGTCGTCGTTTCCTCGGTTTACGGCCGTGGTGTAGTACCAGCCGGGATACGACTGCGTTGTGGTGGTCGAATACGTCGAGCTGAGACGGAAACCTTCACTCGGCGAAACTCGCTTAGGTTGGTATGGCCGAGTTGAGCCTTCCTTGGTAAGGGTGATGTTGATGTGCCGAGATGAATGAACCCCGGCCGTCAATTCTAGGTCGGGGTCACCAGCAAGTAGTGTTCCTGTGAACTCAGTAGCATAGAAGGGCCAACGCTCTTCGCGCGAAAAGGCGTGGAGAGCTTTGCGGAGATACCTGTTGAGTTCGGCGTCTTTCCAGAAGTCCGCAACATCCTCACCAACGATGTCACGGACTTCCAGACGCGCATCCTCTCGGTTCATCTATGCCCCTTATGAACTTGTTGTATTGTCGTCGATGATACCCCGTGCAGCCAAGGCCGTAAGCAGATTCGCCAGCGCACCTTCGGTCTCGTCACGCGCGCCCGTCACTTCGACAGCGTTCGCAATCCTGTCTGCGATGGACGCCAGCACATCCTGCACTGTGGACCCTGAAAGGTCCTTCAGTCCTACACCACCTGGGGTGGTCACCGTGACCACACCCGAACAACCGGTGCCATCCGTAACGGACAGGTCGCCGGGGTCGGTGTACTCGTAGTCCCCTCCGAACGTCACAGTGTAGCCCGCATCGGAAAAGGTCCCAATGGTAACCTCACCCGTGAAGTTAGTGATGGCCTCGATAGCTGCCTTGACCGCAGCAGCGTCAGCCGTTCCTTGCACTAGGAACCCGGTCTTGTTGCCGCCCCACGACAGTTTGTACTGGTCGTAGTCGTGGCCTGCGACGGTCTCTGAAACCGACCCGTCACACGTCACCTTGTTCGTGACCGTCATCACGTTCGCAGCCGCATACGTAGACCACGTACAAGTGAAGGGGCCAGCATCGGTTGTGCCCGTCACACCTATGCTGCCGTCGCCTGTCAGTGTCTCCAATGCGGTCTTGATGGCAGCAGCCGTGGCATTGACACCTCGAACGAACGGAGCTGTCACGCCGCCGCCCCCACCACCTGACTGCGACAACGTGAACGAGTCAGGCAGAACACCCTGCGTGTTCAACGTGATGGCCGTGCCTGCGCATCCTGAGATGCTGGACACAACCAGCAACGTCTGTGCCTTCTTAGCCGTGGCGAATGTGATGGAGAACGGCCCGACATCCTGCGTTCCTGCGACCGTCATGGCAGCATAGTCGCCGCCCTTGGCCTCAAGAGCCGCCTCGATGGCGGCAGCCGTGCAGGCTCCGTAGGTGAACGCACCGACCTCACTGGCATCCGCGACCGTTATCTTGAAGTTGTCAGCCGCATGACCGGGAGTTGGTGTAGTGATGTCCACCGTGCAGCCCACAAGGGTCTTCGCTATGAGAGTAGTCTCGTCTGCCGCACCACCAACGAACGTGACTGTGAATGGTCCGACGTTTGTGGTTCCAGAAACGGTCAACGACCCGTTGCCCGTCGCCGTCCGCAACTCACCCTGGAGGTCAGTCGCTGCGCAGTTCACGCCGTAAACGAGTGGCGCTGTGTCCCCGACAGTACCCTGCAAAACAAACGAGTCGTTAGACACGCCAGGAGTCGAGACTGTGACGCCCGCGCCCGCGCATCCATCCTCACCAGTCACGGTGATTTCCTTGCCGGGGTCGTGAACGTCAGTGAACGTCACTAGGTACGGTCCCGGTGAAGACGCCGTAGCCACAGTGCAGTTTGCCAGGTCTCCACCCAGCAAACGCAACGCTGCCTGCACGTCTGTACCGGCAGCCGCACCATAGGTGATAGCACCAGAGGCCACCGTGTTGTACGTCAGGTGGAAGTGGTCAGCCGGGTGTCCCTGAGTAACGACTGTCACATTCCCCGGCGTAAACGCGTCGGGGTTCGTGATGGTCATGGCAGTAGCGTTAGTACCCGCCAGCACCCCGGTGAATGTGATACGGAAGACCTTGGCCGACACGTACTCAACGAGGGTGTCAGACCCGTCATTTGCGAAACTGGGAGTGGCTGCCAGTGCGGCGTCGATGGAAGAACACATCGTTTCAGTGTTCGCCTCGTAATTGATAGCTGCGGTCTCGTCGGTAGCGTAAGTGAGGTGGAAGTGGTCGACCCCCGCCTCAGCGTCACCTAGGTCGATGGTGATGACCTCGTTCTCAGCCGCGCCAAACCCCGTGATGGCGGCGATGGTCTGAACCTCGTTCGTCCCGTCATTGTAGTTGTTCAGCGCAACCTGTTGCACTTCGTCCTCGGCCGCGCCGAAGCCGACAAGACTCAGGGTCTGAATCTCGTTGGTGCCGGACTGGTCGAAACCGGTCGGAGTGACTATCTGAACCTCGTGTTCACGAGTGCCATAACCTGTCAATACGACAGTCTGAATCTCGTTGGCAGCCGCATTGACAGCAGTGATGTCTCCCGCGATTACGGTCGGACCGAGCGCCCCACAGGGGCCGACCCCACCACAGAAGCCTGTGCCTCCACAATATCCAGTAACGCCCAAACCGCCACAAGGTCCTGCTATACCAGATGGTCCTACGGCCCCACAGGGACCCCCCGTACCTACACTACCACAAGGTCCTACCGCTCCGCAAGGACCAGCACCGGGCGCACCACAGGGTCCTACCCCACCACATGGCCCTAGCGCGCCGCAAGGACCAACAACACCAGACGCTCCAAGGTCCGGGATACCAAGACCTGCGATAGCATTAGTCGCATCAGCGACAGTCCAGTCAACTGCTGTGCCGTCACTACCAGCCATTAGTAACTCCGTTTCTGTATCTCGGGGTAGACCGGGCGCTTGTTGCCCGACTTCGGAGAGACCGAATCGGCCCACTTCCGTAACCCTACCTGCCCGTCAGGGTCATCCTTATTAGCGTAATACTCACCCGTCGGCAACACCAACTTCTTCAAGTCTTGCGCGCTACCGTTCTCGCGCTCAAACTTGAGTTGGCCAAGGTTGCCAAACCCTACCCCTTCAGCGCGGTAATCGCGCCGCATTGTCACTACTCGTCCATCGCCCCTCAACTCACAAGTTGGAGCCGGGTCACGAATGTTAGTAGTGACTTGGTAACCGCATGACGGGCAGACGAACACGAACTCGGCCATGATTATTCGTAGAAAATCGTAACGGCAACCTCGTCATCTTCTGCCAAGGCATCGCACGCGGCAACGACAGATTCAACGATGCGCCCCTCATGTTCAACAGCGTCGTCATCCTCTGTAAACAGGAGTGTAGACGCGTCAGTGGCAGCTAGCGAGACGCCATCCGCGTCGTCAAACTCTAGGCCGGGAGAAGCCGCAGTAACGCCTGTGTCGTCGATGTCGATGCGAAACACCCGCACCGGCCCACCGATGACTATTTCAGCGCTCTCCCAGTCTTCGGCTCCCGCTGTTCCACCGCTCAACGTGAGCGTCTTTACTGACTTGTGCATGAGTCCTCCAGCTAATAGAGCCCGCCCCGCCAGGGGCGGAACGGGCTCAATCAGAGTTTCCTAGGTTAGACGACGGTGAAGTAGACGGGACCGGCTGCGCGCGACACTCGACCAGGAGCGGTCTGAGTGTGCCCGAACAGCGCGTAGTTCCCTGCGGCAAGCCCCGTAGCCGTCAGGTCACCATCCGCGTCCTCCAGCGCCACGCCCTGTGTCTCCACGACCCATGCACCTGTGTCGGTGTTGAGGATGGAGTACAGAACGACCGCGCTGGTTCCACCAGACACGGCTTCGGTTCCGTCGATAACAACCACGCCCGACCCACCGATGGCGGTGACGATGGTGGGAGGCAGGAGAGCAGTGCCCTCCGTCTGTCCCGTACCATCAGTCTTCTCGGAATACCCGAGAGGGGTTTCCAAGCCAACCCCAACCGAAGACTCCTGGTCGAAGTTGATACCGCTGTCGACGGACGTATCCGGGTCGTCATACGAGACCCCGGCCGACGTGATGGCAACCGAGCAACCCAAGCAGTGACAGGCTTCGATTTCGTAAGAGTCTCGATGCGGCGACCCATACGGAGTCACCGTATATGGTCCACCGGCATTGCCAGTCACAAGCAAATCGGCATCGCCGGTCAGCGTGCGAAGTCCTGCCTGGATGTCGGTTGTGGTCTCGTCGTCGTTGAAGGCATCGCTGTCAGCAGACACCGTACCGTCGTTGAACCGAACACGCAACCTGAAGGTGTCGGTTCCGTCCGCACCCTGAAGGGTGATGAGCCGAGTCCGCACGTTGCCACGAACGTCACCAACGCCCATGTTTGCAAACCCGGACCGACGCTGAACGCCGGTGACTAGGTTATGTGCCTCCAGCACATCGGAGACAGCATCACGAAGACGCTGCGCAACACCCATGACTACACCTCCACGAAGAGCGTGATTTCGAACGCGTCTCCTGAAGTACCGGATGCAACGCTCACCGTAACGGGGGACTTAGCCACGACACCTGGGACAACACCTTCGGTGTCAGCCGAAACATCGCCACTAGAGTCCATGACATCAACCTCATTCGGAGCTAGATAGAATCCAACACCGAACGTGCTGTAGTCCTGGCTGGTGTGAAGAGCTGTCGAGTCATCAGCACCAGGGTCTAGTGCCTTCGCGGCCATGATTTCGCGGTCTTCGGCATCGGCGATGGCGAATGTGCCGTTATTATCAACGTCAGCGTCATCACCCTTGATTTCGACCTTGAAAATCTTGCCATACGCGGCTCCAAGTCCGATTTCCTTGGTACCGGTTGCGGCCGCCATCGTAAGGACAGCACGCCTGCGCTTAATGGTCATATTCTACTCCTCCACTGTTCGGGCGGCTTCGGCCGCTGCAAAGGCTGCCGCCACTGGGTCTTCGTCCTCATCCTCCGCTGTTACGTCGATGCCGCTCACCTTTGTGAACTCATCTGCTATTTCGCTCTCGGAGAATATGGACTGAGCGTTGGCCTGAGCACCACGCGCTTTACGTGGTCTCGGGCTCTCTTCGGGAGTGGGTGTAACCTCGGCCACAGGAAAGTCCCTAGCTCTGGCTTCATCCGTATCGGGGGTCGCTGCCTCCGAAACTACCTCGACGGGCACTTCAGGAACAGTGTCGCCGCGAGACCAGATGGCTCGCGCCTTGTCACTGACCTTGCCGAACCTGTCGAGCACTGCACTCCGGTTCTGCGTGGCTTCCTCGACAAGCAGAAATAACTCCTGCGAAGCCTTCGGAAGCCCGCCGATGAACTCAATTGCACCGGCTGGAGTCATCCGCGTTACAACCTTCTGTGCTTCATCCCACCTGATGACCTTCGCGTTCTGCGAACGTCTCTCGGCCGATTCCTGAGACTTCGCGGCTTCAACCTCTGGCCCCAAGAAAACTGACTTGTGCCCAGCCGGGTCCGGGATGAAGTTAGGAATTATGCCCTGTCGCAACCCTCTTTGCTGCCGCCTCGCCCTATCGGCAAGTTCGGCTGGCGTTTCCTGACCCGCAGGAATGAAATTCCTGCGAACTCGGTGAGAGAGGTGTTCCTGGGTGATACCTGCCATCATGCCCCTTTCATGGTTCCGAGAGGACCGGAGCGCTCCGGTCCCCTCAGACCTTTGGTCGGTTACGGAGTCACGACGCCGGTAACCAGCGCGTGCGCCCGACGAACGTCGGTCACCAACTCACCCATCGAGAGGATTAGCGCTGTGCGCGCATCCTGGTTGACGGGGGACTTGAACTCTCCCATCTTCATCCAGCAATCCTGATGCTGCACGAACTCCAGGTGGTTGCTGTTGATGTAGAAGATTTCATCTGTCGGTGCATCGTTGTCGAACAGAAGCGTAACGCCCTTGTGCTTCAAGTTGTCGAATCCAAGGTCGGCCATCCCGTTGTCCTGGAAACGAAGGCTCGGAAGAACCAACGCCTCGTAGGCGGAATAAACGGTTTCGGTCGTAAACCCGAAGTCCGGCTTCGACTTGGCGATTCGACGAGCGTTCACGACGCTGTTCAGCGCCGAAACACCGTCAAGGGTCGTCAGGTCAACACCAGAGGCAGTGCCGCACTGCCACCACGTTTCCGTAGCAGAATCGACCCCGCCGAGCGTACCGCTCGCAGCAACGATGGCGGCTAGTCCAAGGAAATCCTTGGAACTGTTGCCACTTCCGTCGCCCCAAAGCATCGTCCCTAGGTCCTCCTCGATTGAGACACGAAGCTGCTCAACCTTACCCTGGAAGATAGAGATGATACGGGACGAACCGGCGTTCAGCCGTTCCGTGCGACCGTCGATGGTGATGGAACCCGCATACTGCTTCCACTCGTAGATGGCCTCTCCGAACCCATCCTGGGGGGTGGTGTCGATTAGGTCGTACCCATCATACGAGCCAACTGTGTCGTTGTAGGCGAACAACAGCGGGCGAACGATGCGCTTGCCACCATCCTGCGTGACCCGCGCATTGGAGTTCAGCGCCGCTAGAAGCGGCGTCTCCGTAGTAATCTGGTCGGCGAGAACCGGGCGCACCTTGTCATAGGTGGTTGCGATTAACTCGTCGAGCTGTGCCGCAGGGGTTGCCATATAGACTTCTCCTCGTGTGGTCGGAGCCCCTGCGTGAGGGAACTACTACAGCCGGTTGGCAGCGCGACGCGCGTCTTCCCAGTCAAACCCAAGTTCCTCGGCCGCGAGTTTCGCTGCTTCAAGAACAGCGGCCTTCGTGGTCTTGGACTCAAGCGCCTTCGCCTGTGTTGGCACAGACGACTTCGGCCTAGGAGTAGCGGCCTGTTGCTTGCCCGTCTTACGCGCCGCCTGCAACTGCTTATTCAAAGCCTCTGACACAGAGACCCGGATGGGTCCCACAGCGGCCCAATAAGCAGCCTCGGGGTCCGCGATTCCTCTCTCGGCCGCTTCTTCCAGAAGCTCAGTACGCGTAACGGGCAAGTCGCCGAAACGTTTTTCGAGCTTGTCTAACTCGCCGTTCCAGAACCTAGCCTCGGCGTCGATGTTCACCGTGGAGGTAGTAGCCTCAAGCTGCTGCTTCATCTCCAGGTTCATCCTGGCGAGCGGGATTAGTCGCTCTGCCAGCCGAGCATCATCGGCATCCTCTAGGTCCAGATGAAGGGCCTGTGCGAGAACTTCGTCCGAGATGGTTTCGGGCAACTCCGGCTCTGCGGATTTTGGTTCCGGGGCTTTTTCGCCCGCCTTAGCCAGTTCCGCTTTCTCACGCTGGAGCTTGTTGATGTGCTTGTTCTGCTCCGTCCACTCGCGGATAAAAACTTCCCGCTCAGGCTCGGGTAAGGCTGAGAGGTCTACGCCGAACATCGTTTCAGGGACAGGTTCTCCGTCCCCAGTTGTTCCGGGTTCGACTTCCCCCTTCCCACCCGTGGAGCCGGGGGGTGACGGTTCTCCCGCCTTGCCAGCCTCGGGGTCCGGCGTGCCGGACGCTGTACCGGTCGGGACGATTTCGCCGTCCTTATTCTCAGCGAGACCTAGTTCGGTCATCGCCTCTTTAGCCGCTTCCGCGACCCGTCCATCAAGTGTAGCCACGGTCATCCTTTCTGCACTGTACCCTAATTTCGGGCCTCGGGGCTAGTTGGCTGGGCATCCTTGATTCGCGCAGGTCCTACACGACTCGAACGTGTATCGCTCGGGTTGGAGCCGAGCATCCTTCCATTGAACGAAGGACCTATGGGGCTAAGGGGTCCCGAGAGGACCCCTTGCCCTTGGTCGGTCAAAGGGGACGGTCCGTAGCGTCTGGCGAGACTGCGGGCTCGTTTTCACCGTAGACGAGTTCATGCCCCTTCATACATAGGGTCACCTTGTCAGGGGCTACTCGCCCATTCCTGCTGGTACGAGGCCCTATTCTGACCACAAGATGTGGGTCCAAACCAGGCCCCGACCACAACCGCTAGCGGCCTCGCGCCCTGGGTTGACCTGGGGCCAGATTGGTCGGAGGGATGACGCCCATCTGTTCAGAGACCTGCTCGGCCGCTCCCGGCGTAGCCGGACTCGCGCCTACCGCCGCCGCCAGAATCTCAGGCGGGATAGTGCCGGTGTTCGCAGACGCGGCCAGCGCCTGAGCGTTCATCGGACCCGGAAGCATGTCCGGCCGAGGAACGCCTGCCTGAGCCTGCGCCTGTGCAGCCTGAGTCTGTAGAGCACCAAGAGCTGCCCGTTGCTGCTCCTCTGGCAGAGCCAGAACCATCTGAACAACGCGGCGCGGAATATTCATCTCCAACAGCACCCAACGCAACAGTTCAGTCACTCGAACCGGAGGTGCGCCGGTAGTCGGGTCCGGCGTCATAGCCAACGGACCAACGATGTTCAAGACCGTGATAGCATCGTCCTTCCGCTCCTGCCAGGATTTCGTCTCACGCGGAGTGAGCGAGATGTCCATACCGAACTCGAACGTGATGTCCTCAGCAGACCACGCCCACGGCACATCTCCTGCGATATCAGAGAGCCGCACAACGCGTTCTTGCTCATAGAACATCTGCATGAGCTTGAGGATTCGCTTTGCGATATTCCTCCAGAACAATTCTAGCTGGTTTCGCTTTTCAGCTTGACGGGCAGCAGACGAGACCACTACCTGAGAGGTCTCGGTGGCTGTCCGCTTCCGGTCGGGGAATAGGCCGCGCATCAGTTCGGAGACGCCGGTAGCGTCACGTCCGCGCTGTTCCAGCTTCTCCGGCATGTTGTACATCTCCGACATGAGTGCCGGAGGGTTGAATGGGACAACATCGTCCTTTGGACTCTTGCCCTCTTCCAGCTCGACGACAACACCGTACTCCTGCGACTTCATCGCCTTCTTGCCCGCCTCAGTGAAGACACGAGCTGCGGCGATGACACGCGGAGCCATGCGCTCTAGGTAGGTACCGAGTCTGGAGTGGTAGAGGTCGATTTCCTCCGCAACTCCGCGAAGAACCTGCATCTCGCTGATGCCGCGAATCTGCGACTTAGCAAGACGCGGGATGAACGGGACGTAGGGCAACTTGTCTTCGGTCTCGTCCTCCATGGCAAACGCGTTGACACCTTCGCTCAGGAGCCACTTGGCGTTTTTGACCTTGACACAGACGTTGCCTGTTTCAACGTCGAAGATGGTGTAGACGGTTACTCGCTCATCGTCCTTAGCCGGTGTAGCGAGTTCTCCGATGATGTCTTTGTCAATAGATGAATCTGCCTTCAGGTCGTCTAACTTCTTCAACTGCCGACGAGAAGCGCAATACTGGCGGAATGACGGGTCGTTCTTAACCTCTTCAGGCAGCATGAGTTGTTTCTGCGCTACCCACTTCACATCGCCCCAACGTTTCGCAGTGGGGTCAACCAGAAGCATATCCCAAGGCACGTAGTCAACGACGATGCGGTCTGTCAGAGGAACCGTCTTAATTTCAGTCAGCGGTACCAGCGACATAATGGTGTTCGCATCCGGCGCGACTTCTCCAGCCGCTTCAGCCTCGGTGATGAGACGACTAACCTCGGCGGCGATATCGTCACGTTCACGAGGAACTTCTTGTTCTACCTCGGCGTACGCATAACCAACCTTCACGAACCCCCAGCCAGTGAGCAGTCCATCTTTGATGGCCTCGTTACCACGTTCAGTGGCTTTCGTGTGGTCCCACTCTTGATTCAGGGCTGCTGTAGCAACATACGCCTGGTCATCTGTAGCAGTACCTTTAGCAGTAACTACGAAGTCTACCTCAACCGCCGTCATCGAACTGAACATCGAGTCGATGTTCCCGACGACGAACGGTGTAGAGCCAGAAATCTCGTGTCCATCAGCCGTTGACTGCTCAGGCTGGTGGATAGCTTCATAACGAGCTAGGTCTTTCCTAACCTTTACTTGCCACTTCTCGTTATGACGCTCAGCCTGTTGTAGACGATGGTCATAGGCAGTGGCCTTGTCTTCATCGGTTTTGTAGAGTTTATACTGCTCAGCAGCCATATCCAAATCTCCTGGGCATATCTATCTGCCCGATGTCACGAGTCTACCACCTCGTACAACCAGTGTTCCAGGCTCCCACGTATCAAGCGGGTCTATACGTTCGTGTCCAAGCCAGTGCTCAGGATTGGCGTTAATAATCTGGTCCGTGATATACCCCACCGTACCAGGACCAGGCGGCGGGATATCGGGCTTCTGTGTTCGACGCGGGAACACAGAGAACATAATTGTCGCCCAATACCGAAGACCATCGCAGTAGTGAGAAGACCAGTCGTGTACCGGTTTATCACCCCTGCGTTGCCCGTTGTCGTCAACCGGCCAGTGGTGCGAGGAGATAGCAGCAGCTAGACGGGCAGCATGGGTTCGGTCTACGATAACCCGGTCCGCCTCCATCATGTTCACGAGGATGCGGACACCGACATCGACGGCCCTGCGCCCAGGTGTGGTGATGCTGATACCGTGCTGCGCCAGGTCGTCTATGACCGAAGTCTTCGTCACCAAGTTGCGCTGTTTCCCGGCAGGGTCACCAACGTTCATCGACGGACGGCGACCGCCGAACCGTTCATCGCAGTACTTGAAGAACCGGCGTGACCACTCACTTGATGTCATATCGGACCCCTCAAGAGAACCGATTAACAGCGCGACAGGAACGTACTCGGTCTCTCCCGAAGGAAGTTGCTTCTCGCGCCAGTCGATTTGGCCGAACGAGACAACGTTCAGGTCACCGACGCCGAAGTCCCACATCGAATACAGTTCTAGTGCCGGGTCGTATGGCAGTTCCATTACACAGTGTTCAACATCGAAGTTGAAGAACACCGAAGCCTCGGTTGTTCCGATGAACTTCCCGAAGACCTCCTGGAGCAGGAATGCACCCTCATATTCCTTGAACAGCTCGTCTACGTACTCAGTCGGCAGATGTTCCGCGTTCTCGTAGGTAGACGCGCCGTACCACTTCGCACCTTCGACCTGAACCGGCGAGTCGGGGTGGAACTTCTCCCACATCCAGTCATAGCCGTTCGGCGTCGAGCAGACCCAGCCGCCCTTCTCGTAGCCGACCTGGCGAAGACGGCCCCACAGGACCTTCCACGCCTTGCCGGTCATGTGTCGTCCCTCGTCGATGAAGAACCAGGTCAATTCCAGACCACGCATCCAGTTGGGGCGGTCCAAGGACCGGAACAGGATGGTGGCCTCGTGCTTACACGTATGGCGGTCCTTGCACTTGCAGTTGGCGACCAGGCGAGCTTTACGTTTTGTCGAAAGCCAGCTCTTCTCCTGACTGCCCGTCTTCCACAAACCCGACCCCTCCATGATTTCAAAGAACACCGGAAGGATAACGTCATCGAGAAGCGGGTAAGCCGCCATAGCGATACAGCCGCGCGGACCCCCGGTGAACACTCCATCGGGTACCGGCTGTTGGCTGAACTTGAGACCGCGCACGATACCACAGAACGTCTTGCCCGACCCTAGTCCTCCGATGTACGCAGCCGCTCGCGCTAGGGAGTTGACAAAATCCTTCTGCGTACCGTACCGGACGATTGGCTTACCTGTGGCCTCGGCGGCATTTCTCAGCCCAATACAGGTCTGGCTGTTATGCTGGCCGAAGGGCCGGTTGCAGTGTGTACAGAGGATATCAGGACGCCAGAGAACCTTGACCTCATCTGCGGTCAGGTCCCCTAGTGCGTAGAACTCGTTGAGTTTGATGGTTTTTGCCACTAATGCCCCTTGTGTTTCTTTTTCTTGCGGCGGGTCTTGTAGGCCGCTACGTGTGACCCATACTCGTGAGCCCAACGACGTGCTATTTCAGGATGGTGCATCCAAAGAAACCGCCGCTGTTTCTCCGACTTAAATGGCATTACGGCCCCTTACTCGCCGAACGGCGTTCGTTACTCAGCAAACGCCGCTTCGGTAGATGGTTTTCGCGCGGATACAGGTCCACAGGGACCGGTTCCGGTTTACGACCAGCCGTGACCCTCTGTCCGCGTTTCCGCTGGCCCACGGCCGGACCTCGGGTGAAGTTCTGACCAAGGTCCAGATTAGTCGATTGCGAGTCCTTCTGTCTCACGAACTTCCTCTTCCTCTACGTGGTCTGGTTTCATCCCCTGCTTGTCGAGAGCGATAGGACGACCCATCCCGTATTCCAGGGCCTTGAACAAGGCACTGAGACGCTTGTCCGGCATGAGAGCCGGTATGGCGACCCTGCGCTCATCGGCGCACTTGTCGCACGCCGAGATGACATACCCGCCCCACTTACCCTGACCTCGGGCAGCTTGGAGTAGGTCGGAGAATAGGTCCGGGAGGGCTTCACGGACCGCAAACGACGGGTCCGTACGCCGACGTTCGGCCTTGAGGGCCTTCACCTCTCGGGCCTTCTTCAGTTCTTCGGGTGTAAATGTGTGTCCCAGTTTTCCCAACGATGCCCCTTTCAGAGTGAGTAACGGGGGTCGAACCCGCTCTTCGTGGACCACAACCACGCGTGCGACCACCACACTGTACTCACGGTGGGTCGTCGAGGAGTCGAACCTCGTTTGG